CGTTCTGATCGACTCCTTGTAGGGTGATGGTCTTGCCGACATCCGAAGCGTCGCCAGGGTAGACTCGAATGTAGCTGTTAAGACCGCCAGACATGTCGCGGTAAGAGACGACAGTCCCACGGTCAATAAGCTGCTTACCGACACAAGCGTCTCCTGAGTTGAGCAGTCCATAGCCGGTTTCTTGAAACTCGAACCATTGATTGCGGACGGTTCCGACTCCGCAGCAATCAGCTACAGCTTCGATGGTTTCGATCTGACGCGGCCAAGTGATGCAACCGCCGACCGTGTGAATCGTGAATCGCCCGTACGCACCGGCCCACAGACCCTTGTGTAGAAGCCTTCGACACGCTTGGTTGATGTAATCGTAAACGCGCTGATCATCGACACATACGCCGATGACCCGAGCGATAGTCGAGCGGATGTCCTGAACGATCAGCTTCATTTGGTGTAGTATTCTCGGATGGTTCGCTTGATGAAGTACACACCGTAGAACGGCGGAAGGTTATTATGACCGATGGCGTTCTGGCTGTCGTTGCCAGTCTTGTCCGCGTTGGTCGTTCCAACTTCACCAGTCGTAATGCTTGGACCTGCTCCTCCGCCACCCGTTCCAGCGGCACCCTGAATAATCTTGGAGGGATAAGATCCAAGACCGGACCAAGTTTTTCCAACAAGGTAGTAGTCGTCGTTGTTTGGGATGGCCAACTGAGCAACGCCGTGCGTGTGTTCGTTGAACGGAGTTTCCGCAACGATAAGCGTGTGCTTGTCCTCGCCGACAACAGATGTGGTCGTTGAGGTTCCATTGACATTCACGGTTCCGCTCGCCGCAAACGCTCCAACGCCAACCGGGAATCGAGCATCAAAATTTGTGTCAATCTCCCACATTGGGCCAGTCATCAGGGCAGCGGTAGCGGTTCCATCGCCACCGTCGTAGCTCAAGATATCTGCGGCAGGGCCAGCAAAGATGCGACGCTCGGAGCTGTTGGGCGCAACCGGATGCTGTCTTGCCCAGTATCCATTGACGCGCACCCACCAGTTACCCTTCTCATCTAGCCACGGATAAACCTGATTGTTCAGCGCAGGAGTGGTCGATCCGAAGTTGAAGAACGAGTTTCCAATCGAGCTGTTGAACGTCGCCTGAGTGCCGCTGATGATATCGTTGGCCAAGTTCTGGTAGTTCAGCGGACAATATCCAACCGGCAGACTCGGAGGAGTGAGCGTGATGAGTGTAAGGTTTGGCATGATTGTTAGGCTATTCCGATGTGTAGGTCAGCGGGTTGATATCGCAGACATCAAGCGGCGTGCAGGCGGGGAAGACCGTCCGGCACTCTCCAACACTCGACTCTTGGATGTCGTAGGCGTGAACTCGAAGACTCTTGACCCGACAGTACCCGATGATGTTCAGCATAACCTGAACCTCGTAAAGATTCCGAGCAGGAGTGCTGATCGTCGCGTTACACGGCGCATCCGATGGAGTGGGGAAGCGCATCTTAGGCCGATACTGCGGCTTGAAATTTGTCAGAGGACACAGATCAAAGCACTGCGTAACAGTCGCGCATTCGGCGAAGTCAATCCAGTCGATCCAACCAGGATACTGGTCAGGTCGATAGGTGACATTGAACGAGACATCGCCTTCCAGCTTGTCGATGAACAAGTCGCCGGAATCGAGCCGCTTCAGACCGAACGGAACCTCGAAGTTGTAGGCGCGAGTCTGCACCTGCCACTCGATTTCCTTCTTGGGAGTCTCGCTCAAGTTCATGTCAAACTTGTCACCCTTGGTGATTTCCCAAATCTGAATCGTGTCGTCCGATCCGCGAGCGATTGCGAAACAAGCGTCTCCGTAAGCGTTCTCGGTCTTGACGAGCTGCAACACGTTCAAGCCGGTCCAGATGCCAGCCCATGCCGGAGGAGCCTTCTTCCGCATCGAGGTGACAAGCTCCATATCCAGCACAGATATGGCCTTATGAATCACACCCTCTGAATTGAAGCGAGGCTGAGAGGTCATCAGCACTCGGTTATCGAAGACAACGGCTGAACTGGCCCACAAGAGATTCGACTGATCGTTCTCAACGATGGGCGTCATCTCGCCGCTGATGGGTGTGTTGCCCCAGTCATTGAATGACCGACGAGCGATGATGAACGAGCGGATGCCGTCGATAGCTCGGTAGAAGACATCGCCATTGACGGTGATGGCCGACCGTGCGCCTAGCGCGCCGCTGGTCAGCAAGCTGATAGCCTGAATGGGATAGTTCAGGTTCTTCCAAACATCGCGGTCTACAGGTGCTTGGACGCTGAAAACATATCGAGGCGTGAAGACAAGAAGCGGTCCTTGACCAAGCGACGTATCTGGATCGCCGGGGACGGCCATCGCTGTGATGCCTCCTGAATCCGACGGAACCGAAAAGTCTCCGCCTTCATTAAGGAAGGTATTCTCGGTTTCTTTGAGAACGCTGGCTCGCGTACCGTCTCCATAAACGATGTCGGTGGCTCGGAATGAAAAGCCGTTTGGAAGCGCGTACCAGATACGGCCATTGACGTAGGCCATAACCCTGCCGGTCTTAATCTCATCGTCCTTCGCTCGACGCAGACTTGTCCCGTTGAAGATCAGCGGCTTGCTGAATCCGTCCTGAATGACGGCGAAGTTCTCAGCTTGAACCATCCAGCCATCGAGCAGGTTGGAAGGATTCTCCAGGTCAGGAGAGGTCGTAAGGTTCTGGGCCTTGTTCTGAAGGCAGTTGTAAAGCCACACTTTACCACTGATCAAGAGTAGGATGAACGTGCGTCCATCGTCCGAGATGTAGGGCAGCGCGCATTGGAACGTTCCGGTCAAACCTTGAGGACCGTAGCACTCCTCCGACCATCCATCCGCCGTTACGTTCGTCTGATCAGCGGTAACCTCGGCGTTGTCAGCAGTGATTGTGACACAGAGGTCGTAGTCTTTCTGAATGAAACCGGGGCGAGGCGAGATGAAGCCCTCGCGGAAGTTAGCATTGACGGCGAACGCAACCTGATTCTTGTCCACCTCGGAAGGCATGACGCCGGAGTCGATGCCACCGTCGAAGGTGACAGATCCGTCCGTGTACCTGCGTGGTGCGCGTTCGCTCATGGTTTAAGCCTGAATACGCTGGATGGAGAAGGAGGAGCCTTGATCGACGTAGAGATTATGGTCTGTGCCAACCAAAACCTCATAATAATCGGTTAGAGCTGTCGCTTGATCAATGTAAACAAGAGATATTGGATGATACCCGCTGTTTGTTACGTTAAACGACTTTGAAACTAACACATCAGAGCCATTTTTTCTGATGATAACGCTAACAGTTGCGGTGGTTGATACTGCATCAAGATTGAAATAAGCGTCTATTCTGTAGTACCCAGTGTACGGAACCGTAAAACGTCCACTTGATGCCGTGAATCCAGAAGCTGAATCAAGGCCAGCGTAAGATGCTGTCGTGTAAACAGATGTGCTGTACGGATTGCTTGCTGAAGTTGGGCTTACGTTTGGAGCATTTGCCGCCCCAAGACCAGTTACCCTCCGCGTAAACGTGACGTAGCTGAATGCTGTTGCGGCTGTCGATGCGATTGAAATGGTTCCGGCTCCCGGCGTAATCGTGATTCCAGATCCTGCTGTCAATCCGGCCACTGTGTATCCGGTTCCGTTTCCGATCAGAAGTTGGCCATTAGAAGGAACTGTGGTCAGATTCGTTCCACCCTTAGCAATCGGCAACGTGCCGCTGATGTCGCCCACCGGAACTGTCGCAACGGTCGAGACGACGCCGGCACCACCCGATCCGGCGGTCTTCATGTAACCGGCGGTAAGCGAATCGAGAGCCGTCTCGTTCGTAAGCGTCGCATCTGCTGTTCGGCAGATGTAAGAAGCTCCAACCGGCGCACCGCCCGAAACACCGGCAGCACCCGTAGGACCAATCGCTCCAGCCAGCGTGATGAGCGAACCGGACGGAATCAACGTAGTCGGAACCGCATTGGCAATGCCAAGAACTCCAGCGGCGGGATTCTGCAAGGTCAACAGCAGGCCATCGACCGAGGTAACCTGCATGTAGCCAAGACCTTGAATCGAAACGAAGAACTGTCCGGCGACTGATTCAGGCAAAAACTCGGTGTTATCGACCGCAACCACAACCGATGCTCCGAGAGCGGGGACAAAAAATGCCGCAGTCGTGTAGGTGAACGAATCAATCCCGTTCGTGCCATTGGTGCCGTTAGTACCCGCTGCCCCTTGAGGACCGGGGATATTCACGACCACCGGATCGGAGTCGCAAGGCTGGCAACAGCCGGATGAAGAAACAAGTTGCGACGGCATATTTTTCCTTTCGCACAACCTCAAGTCCAACGACAACTAATGCAAGGCCAAACTATGGCAGAGCAAGTGTCTGAGAATCCACTGATCGACCACAAGTACGGAATACGTTCCCCCGTCAAGATTCCCGATCTTGAATTGGAACTGTACGCTTTCCGCAATCGACTCCAACCGAATGAGGGTGGACTTGGCACTTTCGAACATTTTCAGAATGCGACGAAAATGTTATGGCCGAAGATGAGTTGGAACCCGTGGCTTGAAGCTCAAGTAGAAAGCCTCTGCGAGCATGACTACGTTGGCTGGGCAGGATGCGGAGCGAGCGGAAAGACCTTCGGCGCAACGCTTTTCGCGACAGTTTGGTGGTTGGCCAACCCTGCCAAGTCAACGGTTGTTCTGACATCGACGACCGCGAAGATGATCCGAAAGCGTATGTGGGCCAATCTTCAGGATCTTGTTCGGAAATCGCGTGGATTCCCTGGCAACATGGTCGATTCGAAGATGGCGTTACAGGCTGTCAAAGGTGACGACCGTCATTCCATTTCGGCTATCGCCGTCGCTGAAGGCAACACCTCGAAGGCAGTGGCCAACATTCAAGGTATTCACGCGGAACGCGTGATGGTCATCATCGACGAAGCGACGGACACGCCTGAAGCAGCGTTTGAGGCTTGCACAAACCTCTCCAAGGGTTGCCGCGAGTTTAAGATGCTGGTTATTGGGAATCCGGCATCAAAGTTCGATCCGCACGGCAGATTCTGCACCCCAGCAAAAGGATGGCGCAGCGTCACTATTGAAGATCAGCACTGGCTGACGGAACGCGGCATGTGCCGACGTTTCGACGGCATGAAGTCGCCGAACATCACCGAGGGGCGAACAAAGTACCCGTATCTCATCACCCAAGATCAGGTCTTGTCGGCGATGCGCCATGAGGGCGAGCAGAGTCCTACGTTCTGGAAGTACACACGCGGATTCTGGAGTCCTGACGGCATGGTTAAGACGGTGCTGTCCGAGTCGCTCATCGACACGCATTCGCCGAACAAAAAGCTCACGTTTACAACCAACGTCCAGATCGTCGCAGCTCTCGACCCCGGCTTTGGGGGTGACAGATGTATCCTTCGCTTTGCCAAGGTTGGCACCGCTAACGATAAGCTGAGCATACTTTTTCAGGATATCATCCAGATATCGCCCAACGCGCAGCTCACCGAGCCGGTCCATTACCAGATAGCCAATCGAGTTAAAGAGGAATGCAATAAGCGCGGCGTTCCACCGGACAAGTTCGCTCTCGATTCAAGCGGTGAAGGTGGCGGTCTTGCGGACATTCTGACTCGCGAATGGGGTGTGGTTCATCGTGTCGAGTTCGGCGGCTCTCCATCGACCATTCCGGTTAGCGACGAGGATAGTAGGCCATGCAATGAGGCTTACGACCGCAAGGTAACGGAACTCTGGTTCTCGATGCGTAAATGGGTCGTCGAGGAGCGAGTTGGCGGCATGGACATTGAGACATTGCAGGAGTTCTGTGCGCGAATGTTCGACGATTCCAAGCGGAAGATATCCGTCGAATCGAAAACCGTGATGAAGCAAAGGACCGGAAAATCGCCGGACTTGGCCGACGCTGCTGTAGTCTTGCTTGATCTGGTGCGTAAAACCGCCTCCTTTGAACCGCGAGCAACAAAAGCTGACAAGGTATGGGAAAAGCTGGTGAGGGACGCAGACTCCATTTACTACGACGGAGACGTATGAGCGGCTACAAGATTCTCAATGAACACAATGTCATTCCTGGCGGATGGAACTATCGCGTTCCTGAAACCGGAATCGAGATACCGGCAGGTTCATTGCCGCAGCTCCGCGAGTTCGTCCGCAACCATTACGCGGCCAATGCGGTCAAGGTTCCATCCAACCTCGACATCTTAATCACCGAGTATCAGTGCCGTAACGGTGCCGATTGCTCCTACGACGAAGTTGAGATTCCTAAGCCAAAAGGTTTGAAATCTCTTCAGATTGGAGACGTTATCCGCTTCAGCATGAGCCTGATTCATGGGCTGACCGTTGGTGGCGGCAAGGTGGATCAGGCGGAAGCGATTCGAAGGGCGAGCATTTGCGCCGGATGTCAGTTCAACCGAAAGCCGCTCGGATGTACCGGATGCAACGCTCGCGTCCT